GAGTTTCTTTAGTCCCTAAATAACTTTATAAAAGCTTGAGTTGGTATAACCGCGATAAACTTGTCGAGGCAAACCGGCCGTTTGGCAAGGATCCAAAAGAATTCATAAGGATGCTGATTTGGCTATTTGCAATTTCAGCGATCGTCATCGGCATCGTTTTAATTATCGGAGGGCGGTAGAGAGCAATGGATGATGGCCAGGGAGATTTATTCTTATCCAAGGAGAAGCAACTCTTGAGCTGGTGTAAGCAAAAGAGGATTTTCTCTAAAGCTGAAGTCATCTCCTTTGGCACTAAGAATTATTATCTCCGGGCCGACAGGACGATTCGGGATTTTGTCCGGCAAGGCTTAGTAAGAAAAATAAGCAAGGAAGAATGCATCCGGAGAAATCTCAAAGGCAAGATGGCCTGGTACGAGCTTGTGTCCGTTTAAGAAGGCAGTTTTTATGGGAAGCGAAAAGATTGATATCAGGGATTTGCGCGATGGCAAATTCCTTTGGATAGATAAGGCAGCGTTAAGGATTATAAGTGAGAGCGCTGGCACCATGGGCGTTGCTGTTTATTCATGGCTTTGTTATTACGCTAATTTTAAGGCGCAGGATTGTTTTCCTTCAGTCACTACATTGGCATATCACTGCGGAGTATCCCGGCGCACAATCATGCGCGCTATTAAGCACTTGGAGCAGCTGAAGGCTATCTCTATTGAGAGGAAGAAAGGCAAGCCGAATATTTATAAGCTGCTTAACATGCCCGGGCCGAGAAGTTATCCACAGCCAAGTAGTGACACCGATGTCACCAGTGACAGGGCTGTCACTGGAGTGGTGACACAGGTGTCACCAGAGGTAGTGACGCCCGTGTCACCCGAACAAGAGATATTAAACAAGAGATAACTAACAAAAGATAGTAGTAGAGGTTGTGAAATCTGTGAATAACTCGTTTTTAATGCTTTTGGGTCCTTCCCGGCCGGGTTTGGCGCGGGTCGGGCGAGGCGCGGGCTTTCAGTGATTATGGCTTAAAAAATTGATGTCAATGTCAATGAAAATGGGTCTTACCCGGTAAAGGCGGGGGACTATCTTTTTTATTTAACTATATGTTTCTAAAGAGGTTATGAAAAGGAGGACAGAGTGGCAAAGATTAACATAAAGCCCGAAATCAGTGACATAAAGTTGTCAGAAATAAAGCCCGCTCCCTATAATCCGCGGGAGATTACGAATGAGGCCCTGTCGGGCCTGCGGCACAGCCTGGAGAAGTTCGGTTACGTAGACTTGCTGGTAGTAAATAAACGCAATATGCATATCATTTCAGGGCATCAGCGCTATAAGATTCTGCAGGCATCACATTCATTGACTGCACCGGCTATTTTGGTTGACGTTGATGAGATCCAGGAACAGGCAATGAATGTGACGCTCAATAACCAGGAGATTGCCGGGCAGTGGACGCAGGCGCTCATTCCGCTTTTGGAGAGGCTGCGCAAGGAGGCAGCTGATGATTATCTTGCTTTGAGACTTAAGAATTTGCGTGACAGCGTTGGAGACATGGGCGTTGAGAATTTAGGCGACGGCAAGACACTACCGGATGATATTCCCGAACCGCCTAAAGAAGCAATTACCAAAAGAGGCGACCTTTGGATTTTGGGCGAACATCGGCTTCTTTGCGGCGATTCTACAAACGAGGGGGATGTGGCGCGGCTTATGGATAATCAGAAGGCGAGTTTGTTTGCTACGGATCCGCCTTACTGCGTTGATTACACCGGCGCTGACAGGCCTACCGGCGGGCATGACTGGTCTGGCGTCTACCATGAGGTTGATATTCCGGATGCCAAGGAATTTATAAAGAAGTTTTATGAGGTGGGCCTTAAGCATATCAAAGAAAATACCGCGCTCTATCTTTGGCATGCCTCAAAACGAAGAGGCATGATTGAGGATATCTGCGATGAACTGGGTATTCTTGCCCATCAGCAGATTATTTGGGTGAAGCCTTGCGCGGTTTTGACATATTCGTTTTATTCTTGGAGGCATGAGCCGTGTCTTCTCATGTGGATTAAAGGACAAAAACCGCCCTATAAACCAAAAGACAAATCTATCGGCAGCGTGTGGATGATAGATTTCTTGCGCTCAGGCGATCCAACTCAAGCAGAATATCATACGGATGTTTGGGAGCTTGACTGGGAAGGCAAGAAGCGCAACCCTGGGCTGCATCATCCAACGGTTAAACCTACGGAGGTCTTCGCTATTCCTATGCGCGTGCATACTTCGCCCGGAGATATTTGTTATGAGCCGTTCAGCGGGTCCGGTTCGCAGATCATCGCAGCTGAGCGGTTAAATAGGCGCTGCTATGCAATGGAGATTGAGCCTATCTTTTGCGACGTAGCTGTCAAAAGATGGGAGGAATTTTCTGGAAGGAAGGCGCATAGAGAAAATAGCAATGGATGAAAAAAGCCAGAACCTAATAGAGATTGCCCGGAAGAAACGCTATATCTCTCTTGTTGAGAAATTGCAGCGGGGAACGCTGTCTGCCAAGGAGCTTAAGGAGCTTGAGGAGTTTGAAAAGTCCGAACAGAGAAAAGAAACCAACGTACTTGACGGAACGGTTGACCTTGGGACAATTTCAGTATTTTTAGAAAAGTCTCCCCGCATGGTCCGGCGTTACATAAAGCAGGGAATGCCGGTTATCCGGGATTCGCAGGGCGAGATATACCGTTTTAAAGTCAGCGAGGTCTTCAAATGGTTTTACGCCTCGCAAAACCCCGAAGACGGCAGCAAGGATTATTGGGAAAACGAATACCGCAAGAACCGCGCCAAACTAAGCGAGCTCGAATTAAAGCAAAAAGAAGGCGAGCTTATTCCTTTCGCAGATCACGCGTCATTAATTAAAAATCAGATAAGGGGAATTAAGGCTGGTTTTTTACGACTGCCGAAATACATCGCGCCTAAATTGTACCAGCAGGAGCCGAAGGTTATCTGCGAGATGCTGGACGCGGAGCTTCGCTATATCATCAATCAGTTTGCGGGAGTAAAAAGTGAGGATAAAGATAGCCAGAGCAATAGTTAATACCGTCCTGCCTTATGCGGCAGAGGAATGGGTTCTGCCGAATAAGATGACGGTGAGCGAATGGGCAGATACGTTCAGGCGCCTTGACGTCAAAACTTCTGCAGAGCCCGGGCAATGGTCAACAACAAGAACGCCCTACTTAAAAGGAATTATGGATGCGTTCACGGATCCGTTTGTCGATGAAATAACAGTCATGGCTGCGTCTCAAGTCGGCAAGACAGAGGCAATGTATAACATGCTGGGCTACGTCATTGACCAGGACCCGGGGCCTACGCTTATGGTTTCGCCGCGGGCCGATGACGCAAAGAGTGTTTCATATAACAGGATACGGCCGATGATTGAAGTTTCGCCGGTGTTGAGCAAGTATCTGCCTGAGAATCTCGATGATATCACGAAACTTGAATATCACTTTGACCGTATGATTCTTTACTTCGCAGGATCCAACTCACCGGCGGATCTCGCATCAAGGCCTATCCGATATCTATTTTTGGACGAGGTGGATAAATACCCGAAATTCTCGGGCCGCGAGGCAGATCCTATAAAACTGGCCTCAGAAAGACAGAAGACATTTTGGAATAAAAAGACTATCAAGGTTTCAACACCGACTACACGCGAAGGATATATTTTCAGGGAATATGAGAAATCAGACCAGAGGCGATTTTATGTCCCCTGTCCTCATTGTGGGAAGCTTCAGGTTTTGCTCTTTGGCCAGATCAAATGGCCGAGAGAGGAATCTTCGCCCGAGAGGATTAAAAACGAGCGGTTTGCCTGGTATGAGTGTTTCTATTGCGGCAAAAAAATAGAAGACTTGCAGAAACAAAAGATAATGCAAAGCGGAGAATGGATTCCCGAGAAGAAAGAGAAAAACAGAAACCGCGGCTTTTGGGTAAGTTCTCTATATTCCCCCTGGCTTACATGGAGCGATATCGCGGCGGAGTTCTTAAAATCAAAAGACTACATCGAGCTTTTGATGAACTTTGTCAATTCTTGGCTGGCCGAGGTTTGGGAGGAGAAGATAGAAGAGACGACAGTGGATAAGGTCCGCAATCTTGCCCGGGACTATGACGAGGGAATTGTGCCTGATGAGGTTTTGGTTTTAACCGCGGGCGTAGACGTGCAAAAGGATCACTTTTATTTTGTTATACGCGGCTGGGGATATTACGAGGAATCATGGCTCATTCGCGCAGGAAGAGCTGAATATTGGGATGATCTAGTAGAGGCTTTGTTTAAGACGGAATACAAAAGATTGACTTCAAATGAGACCTTAAATATTTATATGTCATGTGTTGACTCTGGTTTTAGGACGGATGAAGTATACCGTTTTTGCCGGTCCTGGTCCGATAAGACAAAAGCGATTAAGGGAGTTGAAGAGATCAGCGGAGGCAGATTTTACCGGGCAAATAAAATAGACATCAATTCGCGCACCGGCGCGGTTATCCCAGGCGGGCTTGTCTTGTGGCATTTAAATGTCACGCAGTATAAAGACAAGATCAACCGGCTTGTTACTTCCCGGGATCCGGTGAAATGGCATATATTTAAAAATCCCGGTGAGGAGTATCTGGCTCAATTTACCTCTGAGCATAAGATATTAATCCGTAACCGCACCACCGGCCGGGCAAAGGAAGTCTGGCAGAAGAAAAAAGAAGCTTCGGCAAATCATTTTCTTGACGCTGAGGTTTACGCCTTAGCCGCAGCAGATATTATCCGCGCCTTGAATATCCGCAAAGACGGAGCTGTGAGGGTTTATCAGCCGAAAGCTAAAGGAGAGGAGCATTCAAGGCAGGAGTGGATCCGTAAAAGGGAAGGGTCTTGGCTTTAATGGGGCGATGGCTTGAGAGAAAACCTAACTGGCTGAAAAATGTCGACCGCAACGATTCTGTTGAGCCGCAGAAAAATTCAGGCGGCAGGCCGCAGAATGATTCAAAAGATTACGGCGTCAGATTTATTCCGCTAAAGTGTCCTAAATGCAAAAGCAAAGATATCAAATGTTATTCCAGTCATCCGCCGGTCAGATATCATATCTGCCAGAAATGCGGACATAATTTCAAATCTGTTGAGGCTGAAGACGATGGGTAGTTTTTACTAATTTGTAGTAACGACTATCTTGTCAATTAGAGGATTTCAAGTAATATAGAGTTAAAGATTATATGCGCTAAAGGTTGGCCGCCTTTATAGCGCCCCAATAGTTTTATTAAGCCCGTTACCGTGCACGGCGGTAGCGGGCTTTTTTATTGGGCAAAAAAGGAGTGCATTGTGAGCGCGCCCACAAAACAGGAAATGCTTGACGCTATTGAGACCGCTATCAACGGTTTAAGTTCAGGCGTGAAGTCATACACCATAAACGGCAGGACAATGACTTACCGCGATATCGCCGATCTTAAGCAGATGCGCGACCAGCTTAAGAAAGAATTATCCCCTACTATAGACCGCACAACATACGCGTCTTTTAAGGATCCGTCATGAGAAAAAGTATCGGCGAAAAACTGGCAGGTAGCATTGATAATGTTATCTCTTTTTTCTCGCCAAGGGCCGGTTTTAAGAGACGCATGTTCCGCCAGGCTATCAGCATTTCAGAATCGTTCAGCTCTTACAAAGGCGCTTCAAGGTCAAGGCTCAGGTCAAGCTGGCTTCCAGGGGGAGGCTCAGCAGACGAAGACTTGCTGCCAGAATTAAAAGACATCCGCGAGAGAAGCCGCGACTTAAACCGCAATGACGCGCATGCCTCAGGGATTACCGGCACAATGACTACAAATGTTGTCGGCTCAGGGATAAGGCCGCAGTCAAGAATTGATAAAGATTTATTAAGTATCGATGACGCAGCTGGGAGCAATTTTCAAAAACAAGCTGAGAGGGTTTGGAAGGACTGGCTTCCATATGCCGATGCCGGAAACCGCATGGACTTTTATGAAATCCAGCAGCTCGTGGACAGGCAGATTTTAGAAAACGGCGAAGCGGTTATTATCCCGAAGATGATTAAAGAGCCGGGCAGGCCTTATTCCCTGGCCCTGCAGATTATCGAATCAGACCGGCTTGACACCCCGCCGGGCATGCAGGGGGATAAATCTATCAGGTCAGGCGTTCGAATAGGCGAGAAGGGCGAGCCGGTTTCATATTTCATTCAGAAGACGCATCCCGGAGACATCAGATTCACAAAAAGAGGGGAAAGAGAATTTATAGAGATACCTGTCAAGAACGAATACGGCCGCAGGAATATTTTTCATCTCTACTTCGTTCAGCGCTCAGGTCAAACAAGAGGCGTTCCTTTCTTTGCACCGGTCCTGACTTACTTCAAAGACCTGGCAGAATACGCTGAGGCCGAACTTGTGGCGGCAAGAATAGCAGCGTGTTTTTCGCTTTTTATTACTTCGGAAGCATCGATGGATGTAGCGGTTAATTCAGCCTACGAAAGAAACCCGTCAGGGCAGCTAATCGAATCGCTGGAGCCGGGCATGATTAAACATCTTCTGCCCGGAGAGAATATCACCTCGTTTAATCCGCAGAGGCCGGGAGCTACCTTTGAGCCGTTTGTGGAAAGGATATTAAAGGCTATCTCTGCTGCCCTGGGTCTGCCCTATGAGCTCGTGGCCAAGGATTTCTCAAAGACAAATTATTCAAGCGCCCGGGCAGCGTTATTAGAGGCGCGCAGGTATTTCAGGATGAGACAGGAATGGCTTGCCCGAAAACTCTGCCAGCCGGTTTGGGAGATGCTTTTAGAAGAGGCCTATCTTAGCCGTCAGATAAAAGCGGAGACATTTTATGAAAATGAGCGTTATTGGACGAACGCTTCATGGATTGCGCCCGGATGGGAATGGGTCGATCCTCTAAAAGAAGCCCAGGCTGCCGAGGTGGGGTTAAAGAACGGCATCGTTACTTATTCTGATCTCTATGCGCAGGAAGGCAAGGACTGGGAAGAGAGTTTTGAGCAGAGAAAGCGCGAAGCCACAAAAATGAAAGAATTAGATTTGGAATTTCCAAGCGATGAGAAAGCAAAAGAGCCAAAAGAAGCCAAAAATCCAAGCAGCCAGGAAGATAACGATCAGCAATAAAACGCAGATGGCCATGCCGAAGGAGTTGGATATTCGGATAGGAGAACAAGATGCCAAATAAAGATATTCTTTTTCGTACGGACATAGCACGGGCCGGGGGCGTCCGGGTCAGCAGAAATAACGAGGTGATTGAGGGATTCGCGGTTGTCACCAAAGGCGTCACGCATGACGAAAGGGGGGAGTTTGATGAAACAGCATTAGACAAAATCGTTGAGCTGGGGAATCAGCCGAAGATGGGGATTAAGTCAAGGTTTGGCCATCCCAACATGAGCTCAACTGCCCTGGGGACGTTTCTGGGCAGGGTTAAAAATTTCAGGCGGGACGGCAGCATAGTCCGGGCAGATCTGCATATTGACCAAACCGCGCACAAGACGCCTGACGGAGATTTAGCGGGTTACATCATGGAGCTTGCGGAAAGCGATCCCGACGCGTTCGGCTCTTCTATGGTCATACATTGGGACGAGGAGTACCGGCAGGAAAAAGACGGATCATTGACAAAGGATGAGAAAGGAAATACGCTGCCGCCGCTTATCCGGGTGAAGAAATTGATGTCAGTAGATATTGTTGACGACCCGGCGGCAAATAACGGCCTTTTCGGCATGCCGTTTTTCTCTGAGTCGGTGAAGCCGTCGGCGGAGATGACGGCTTTTCTGGATAAGTTCTTAGAGCAGCCGGATGCGGTTGAGCGGGTAATCGCGTTTTTGGAGAGGTATCGCATGAATAAGGATGAATTTCAAACAATTTTAAAGAAACAGGAGGTGAAAACCATGTTTGAAAATTTAACGGTAGAGCAGTTGAAGAAAGAACGGCCGGATATTTTTGATTCCGTCTTTAAGCTGGGCCTTGACGAAGGAGTCAAAAAGGGCGGCGAGTACGGGCAGAAGCAGGAAAGAGAGCGGGTTGTTTCGATCCTAAAGAAAGCGAAGGCCTTCAAGGATATGAATGATCTTGCTATTGCCGCGGTTGAGAACGGATTGACTTTAGAGCAGGCGACAATCAGTTTTCAGGATAAGCAGCTCGCGGGCCTGCAGCATGCCCAGGCCCCGGATGTCGGGCCTGATAACGATGAGGACAAAGGCAAAAAGCCGACAACCCATCTTGAAAGGGCGCATGCCTATAAACAGGAGCATAACTGCAGCATGACAGACGCGTTAAAGGCGACTGCAGAAAAAAGAAAGCAGTAAAAACGAAGGAGGAGAAAGATGTCACAGTTTAATATCGGGTCAAAAGCGTTTGTGGCAGGCGAAGCATTAGAGGCTTACCGCAGGGTGAAGTTAAGCGCAGGCAGCGGCACGCAGGTCGAATACGCGGATGCAGGAGAGGCCTAATGCTT